TCATATTTCAATGGCAGAGAAAGAAAATTAAATAGTTTTGGTAAATTCTTCAAAGATGCTTATACATTATATAAAAAGAATCCGAAAATGATGTGGCAAGATATTCCTACTGATAGAGGAATATGTATCAAATATGATGAATCTTTAAGTTATAGTGTACCTCCATTTGCTGGAGTTTTTGGTGCATTATATGATCTTGAAGATTATAAAAATTTAAAGAAAAATAAAGAAAAATTAAACAACTACAAGTTGTTATCTTTAAAAATACCAGTTGATGATACTGGTAGATTTAAAATTCCAGAATCCAAGGTGGTTAAATATTTTAATATGATTGGAGCTAACTTACCAGCCAATATTGGTTTAGCATTAACACCTATGGATATGGATGAACATAGTTTTGAAAAAGCTGGACAATCGAATACTGATGCTGTCTCTGAAGCATTGGAACAATATTGGGGAGCTAGTGGTGTTAGTTCTCTTTTATTTTCTAGTGATAAATCAGGAAGCACAGCATTGAAAGCTTCTATTTTGGTTGATTCCACTATGCTCTACCCTATTTATCGTCAATTTGAAAGATGGATCAATTATCGTCTTAAATTGATTAATACAACAACTACTTTTAGAGTTGAAATTATTAATGTTACTGAACAAACACATACCGATGTTTTAGATAGATACATGAAGGTATTCAATTCAGGTGTTGGTAAAAGTTATGTGGCAGCATTAATGGGATATGATTTCTATGATGTTAAGTCATTATCTTATTTAGAAGATGATGTTTTAGGATTAGATACCGCATTTAGACCATTACAAACTGCTTATACATTAAGTTCAAAAAACAATCAAAATCAAACACAAATTGAAACAACAAAT